ATGGATCAATCCGAACGAGCAGGAGTCTGCTTCCGAGGAATAAGGTATGCACCGCTCCCTTCGCAAGCTAAATTCCATCGTTCCGAGGCCCGATTTAAAGGCTTCTCCGGCCCGATCGGCTCAGGCAAGAGTCAGGCGTTGTGTCAGGAAGCCATCAAGCTTAGTTATCTGAACCCCGGCCGGGTCGGCTTGATCGGTGCCCCGACATATCCGATGTTGCGTGATGCAACGCTGGCCACTTTGTTCGAGATTATGGATGCAAACCTCATTCCGTACGAATACAGCAAAGGCGATAACGTGCTGACCATGACAGATACCGGGTCGCGCGTTCTTTGCCGTTCAGTTGACGAGTTTGAGCGTCTGCGCGGAACCAATCTCGCTTGGTTCGCTTTGGATGAATTGACCTACACCCCCGAAGCTGCGTGGCTCGTTCTCGAAGGCCGGTTGCGAGACCCGAAAGCCCAGCGTCTGTGCGGATTCGGCGTCTGGACCCCGAAGGGCTTTGACTGGGTTTATAGGAAATTCATCTCGGAACCCCGCCGCGGGTACGAAACCACTCTCGCCCAGCCCTTCGAGAATCGCCATCTTCTGGACCAGATTCCGGACTTCTACGACCTGCTAAAGAGCAGTTACGACGAGGCGTTCTTTCAACAGGAAGTCCTGGGCAAGTACCTTAACGTTCAGGCCGGACTCGTCTACTACGCCTTCAACCGTCAGGAGCATGTAACTGACATTCAGGTGCGGGCCGAGGCACCGCTCCTTTGGGCGCTCGACTTCAACGTGGATCCTATGTGCTCGGTGGTGGCGCAGATCGCAGGCGGAACGGTCTACGTACTAGACGAGATCGTTCTGCGTCACTCCAGCACCTTGCACGCCTGCGAGGAATTCCAGCGGCGATTTCCCAACCATCCCCGTGGGGTCGTAGTCTACGGAGATGCGTCGGGAAACAGCGTCCACACTACCGGAACGTCGGACTACCATATCGTTCGGGAGTTTTTCGCAGAGAACTATTCCGACTGTCTGCAGTACAAGGTTCCCAAAGCGAACCCCAGTGTCCGCGATCGCGTTACTCTGACGAATTCCAAGCTCCGCAGCGCCTCCGGCCAGGTCCACCTACTTGTTGACCCAAAATGCCTGGAGCTGATAAAGGACTTTGAACAGGTTTGTTATAAAGTCGACAGCACGGTCCCGGATAAAGACAAAGACCGCCGGCGGACCCACGTATCCGACGCCCTCGGGTACTTACTCTGGCAAGAGTGCCGGCCGCTGCCCCAGATTGGAGATCGCGGCAGGCGTCTGTTCTAATGCAGCACATTAACGCTGAACATCCGGACTATGTGCGATCTAGAGCAATGTGGCGCAAGTACCGCGATCTGTACACCGGCGGAGAACAACTGCGGGAGCGCGCGCCGGAGTACCTGATTAGAAGGAGCAAAGAACCCAACGACGTCTACTTCGAGAGGTTGGCCAGGGTCTTCTACGAAAACTACATCGGTTCCATCATTGACTGGTATGCAGCTACCCTCATGCGTCGAGAACCGATCATCACGTTCAATGGAACTAACGACAACGGTAAGCACTTTTATACTTTGTTCTCGGATGACTGTGACCTCAAAGGAACTCCGCTGACGGAGTTCTTCCGTCAGCAACTTGTGCAAGCGCTGGTGTCTGGCAGCACTTACCTAGTCGTAGATTTCCCACGTATGACGGTTCCGGTCGCAAACCGGGCCCAAGAGGACGCAATCGGCAAGTCGCGAGCGTTCCTTGCTGATTATGCTCCGGACGAAGTGATTAACTGGGACTACGACGCCAATGGACAGCTCGAGTGGGTTGTTCTTCGCACGTCGTGCCTCCGGCCTGCCGACGCCGGAACGGACGGCTGGAAGAAAGAAACGCGTTGGATTTATTACGATCGTGAGACATTTCGACTTTACCGATCGGGCTTGGAGCCGACTGGCCGCTCAGGTGGAATAGACCTGGTTGACGAAGGACGGCATGGTCTCGCGGCCCAGCGCCGCGTCCCTTTGTTTCAAATGCGGATCTCAGATGGCCTATGGCTGATGAATAAGGCTGCCCTGTTACAACTCGAGCACTTTAATAAATCAAACGCACTTGGGTGGGCACTGACCATGGGCCTATTTGCAACCCCGGTTATTTATTCCGAAAGAGAATGGAGTCAGATTGTCGGTGAATCCTACTACATTCAACTCGGTCCAGAAGACCGCTTTGGATGGACGGAACCCGAAGGTCACGTTTTTCAAATAGCCGCCGACAACTTGGAACGCCTGAAAGACGAAATTTATCGCGTTTGTTACCTCATGGTACAGGCCGGTGGCACGAGTTCTTCCCAATCCAGCCAATCAGGCCTTAGCAAACAACGTGACTTCGGTATCACACAAGAAGTGCTGCGTGCGTACGGAGATACAGTCAAACATACGATCAAACAGATTCTTTCGGCGATCGAACTTGCACGCCAGGACGGTCTTGTAATCGACGTATCCGGTCTCGACGAGTTCGATATTGGAGACTTTAGCGTCGAACTCGACGACGCCAAAAAGTTGTTGGACTTGGGAATTCAGTCGGACACGCTGAAGAAGCAGCTGTTTAAAAAGCTGGCGTTCAAGTACTTCTGTGATATTGGCCAGGACCTAAAAAACAAAATGGCTGATGAGATCGATCGATCGATCGGCCTATCGGGTTGACGGAAGGTAAAACTATGGACGAAACAAGGGATAAGGCCACTGCTGGACAGCGTATCGACATACCATCGCTGGTACGGCAGGTGGCGGAAGAATTCACCCGCGCTCAGCAAACTAAGACGGAACCTGCGTACAAAATCGAATTGCAAGAGGAGCGCAAACGGCGAGAGCAATTGGAGCGGCGTGTCAACGACCTCGTCGAAGAGAACAAACGCAGCCGTCAGATGGCTGAAGAAGCAGAGCGCAATGCGACAATTCGAGCTGAGCTACAGCGTCTAGGCGTCGGCAAAGTCGACCTAGCCTTCAAAGCGGTCAAGGACGATATAGGCCGTGCAGAAGATGGACGCCTTGTGGCCAAAACCGAAACCGGGGAATTAGGGCTCAAAGAGTATTTATCTGGGTTCGTAAACTCGAACCCCGAGTTCTTGCCAGCTCGAATTGCCGGAGGCTCTGGAGTACCTTCGACTCAGAAAGAGGCTTCCGGAGGCGGCGGCAGTGTGGATCTCGACAAAATCCGCCCCGGTATGAGCCCTGACGAGTTGGATCGTGCGCGGCAAGAGATCGCCCGCATCGCGTCCCGCACTCTCCAGGGATCCTAACAACCAAAGCACCTCGCAGGACTTACACAGGAGAAACCAATGCCAGCAATTACGTCCGCTAATATCGCAACCGCCATTGTGAAGCTTGTGGCGGCAGATGCCTTGCCGGCCCTCGTCGGCAATCTGATACTGGGCAATTTAGTAAACCGAGACTATGAGCCGACACTGGCGCAAGCGGGCGATACCGTCAATGTGCCGATTCCGCCTACACTAGTGGCAAATAACATCGCGGAGGGCGGGAGTGTGAACCCTCAAAATCCGGACATCGGAAATGCACAGATCGTGCTGAACACACACGTTGAGGCAACGTTTCAGATTCCGGATGTCACAAAGGTGATGGCAGTACCCGATTTGCTGCGTGTCTACATGCAACCAGCGGTGATCGCGATAGCTGAGCGGATCGAAACCGACCTCCTTGGTCTCTATGCGAGTTTTACAGCTAATACGCCTGTCGGAATCGCAGGCACGCCGATTACCGAGGCGGTGATTGACAGTGCTGAGACCGCGCTTTTTTCCTCAATGGTCCCGTCAACCCAAGCCAAGTACCTCGTGGTAGACAGCAATACCTACTCACAAATGCGACAGATCCCGCGGTTCAGCGAGTTTCAGACTGCTGGCGAAGGTGGTCTGCGAGCATTGATTGACGGTACTTTTGGCAAGATCAAAGACTTTTTTGTGTTTCGATCGCAGTTCGTCGCTAAAACAGGAAGTTCGCCCCTCACGACGCACAACCTCGCTTTCGTCCGTGATGCGATTGGCCTTGTCATTCGCCGGCTTCCACAGCCCCTCCCCGGCACAGGTGCTATCGCTGAATACGCGGAGCTCGGAAACTTCGGCATGCGAGTCATCATGAGCTACCGGCCTGACACCCTTTCTCAACAGTTTACGGTTGACGTCTTATACGGCGTTGCTCCCCTTCGTAACACTTTCGCTGTTCAGGTGAACTCCTAGATCCTCAAAGACCGCCGGCGGAAACAATGCCGACGGACGACGCACTGCACAAAGGGACTGTACTTATGAATCTCAAAGCGTATTACCAGAAGATTCGGGAGGTCGAGCGCACTCTTGTGGAACCGTTCGCGGTCCTTGTTAGCCATGCGACGCCAGACGGTGGCAAGGAGGGCATTCTCATAGAAGTTCCCTCTCAGCTTGCTGCAAAGATGATCGCCGACGGGCGGGCTCACCTTGCTGGTAGTGACGAAGCACGAGACTTCCGGCAGAAGGCCGTGGATGCAAAGCGGGCAGCCGATGATGAAGCGATGGCCAATAGAATGCACGTCACGATCGTACCGACGGCAGAAGTCAGAAGGTCTAGGCCCGCTAAGGAATAATCCAGACAAGCGGGCCACCGATGGCGCTATTTACCGACGCATTGATTTCAACCCTAGACCAGTTGGCGGCACAGGACACCGCCGTACTGGATGTGGCCAACGCCGAGGGCATCGACGTGACGGTAAAGCTGTCACTGGCTCAGAATGAGCTGGGCGCAGAACTGCTAGCCGCCGGAGCACGGTCACCGTTCTCACCTTCAAGCTCCTCAATATGGTGGCCGGGAATCATCTTGACCTCCAGCCTGCAGCTCGGAAACATCGTGGTGACTCCACCTCTGCAGATGTGGCACACCTTTCACACTCTTGACCTAATTTACAGAGACGCCTACTACAACCAGCTGAACGATCGTTACCTAGGAAAGTGGAATGCTTACAAAGACCTCAGTAAATGGGCTGCCGGCATGCTACTGCAGACGGGCGTGGGCATTGTGGCAGATCCCATTCCGATCGCACAAGGGCCTCAAGTCAACATTGTAGCCGGAACTCTAAGCGCCACAAACTATTTTCTACAAACCTCCTGGCTCAATTCGCGTAGTGAAGAAGGCCTTGCCAGCCCCGTCAGTTCGGTAGCCATGCCGGACAATAGTTCGATGCAGGTGACGCCCTCTAGTCCCCCGGCCAATGCCACAGGCTGGAACGTTTACGTAGGCGGTTCGATTGATTCCATAATATTACAGAATGCGGCACCGATAGTGATAGGCCAAGCGTGGCTTCTACCAGCAGGCGGCGTGGTTCCCGGCAGAGGGCCGGGCACAGGGCAGGTACCGAACTACTTTCGACAGCTGCCGCGATACTTACAACGAGGATAGGCTATTGACCAGCATCGCCGCGTCGGCCACGTCGAAAATCGTGCAGTTGCTTACTGCTCCCGGTGGCCTTAACGCCACAATCTCCGCGATGGCGCAGGAAACCAATGTTTCCCTGCAGCCGGTAGCAACCAGACAGTTTTTCACGAACAATGTCACCAGCGACGTTGCGGAAAAGAGCGAAGAAGTCAAGTACACGGCGGTGTATATCTATTGCGACAAGATCGCAAATACGTTGACGGAGAAATTTCGGAGCTTTTCCGGACGCCTGCAAATGGCCATTGAGGTCCGCGTGTCGCAGGACCGGCTTGACGGTGTCGAGCAGAGCGCACAACTATATACCGAGTCGGTGACTCAGACGCTTAACCAGATCCGCGGGGATTGGGGAGAAGGGCTGTTCTACGCAGGCACATATGATGTCTCGTTTGGACCAGTGAAGCACGGCGGTAAGAATTTCATTAAAACTGTGAAGATCACGTTTCCCGTCGAGGCCAGCGTCAGCTAGGTGGTGTGGGATGTCAGTTTATATCTCATCGAATGCAAATCGCTTTTATTGTTCCACAGAGGGCGCTTATGGTCAGGTGCCGTCCATCTCGCAAAGTAATCGGATTCCAGCCGTAAAGCTGACTGCGAAGCAGCAGCTAGAGGTTACCGATCGCAAAGACAAGACAGGAAGCCGAACATTTGCTGGCTTACCACCGGGTGGGCGACGTAAGACCACGTTCGACTTAACTACTTATCTGACGACTTGGGACGTAACGAGCACTGCCCCGAGCTATGGACCACTGTTCCAAGGAACTCTGGGCAGTGCGCCGCTACTGTTTTCAGGTGGTACAGTTGGCGCCGGCGCGACGCCTACAACGTTGCAGTTCGGCGCACCACACGGGCTAACGTCCGGGCAGGCTGTGACGTACTTGGGCGAGCTTCGGTTCGTAGCCGCTATTGTGGACGCTTTGTCGGTGTTGGTAAGCGCTCCGTTTTCGACCACACCGGCAGCTGGCGCCGCGATCGGCCCTACAGTGACATACTTTCCAGCAACCAACCTGCCCAGTGTTAGTATTTTTGACTACTGGTCACCGAGTACAGCGGTACACAGGATACTGTGCGGCGCCGGTATCGATAAGGTAACTGTGAAGGTAAATGGCGACTTTCATCAATTTCAATTTAGCGGAATGGCACAAGACTTAGCGGATAGCACGAGCTTTTCGAGCGGCGTCGGCCAGCTGACGGCATTCCCCGCTGAACCACTGCTTGGTGCATTCGACTATTCAATCGTCCCCGGCAACCTCGGGCAGGTGTGGCTCGGCAGTACTCCAACTCAATTCTTCACTCTGACCGATGCGCAACTGGTAATAGGGAACAACCTGGACGTACGATCCCAGGAGTTCGGTTCGAGTCTGCCTTTAGCCCTTGCA